GTCTCCTGCTTCCTCCATCTAAGCTCCGTATCAAAGCTAGATAAAATGTCAAAAGTATGGTATAATAGAATAAGTGAAAACAATCAAAAGAAAATGGAAAAAGGACAAAATGGATATGACTATTACTATTTCCGCCCCTGTAGGGAGCGGCAAGACAGAGCTTGCAACTTTATTAGGTGACCTATTAGAAACAGAAGTTTTTTATGAACCTGTTGATAAATCAGAGAATCCTATCTTAGACCTCTTCTACTCGGACCAGAAAAAGTATGGTTTCCTGCTCCAAATCTTCTTCCTAAACCGTCGCTTCGACGCAATCAAAGAAGCCTACAAGACAAATAACGCTATTATTGATAGTTCAATTTATACAGACAACATCTTCCTGCGTCGCCTACATAAGGACGGCCAGGTAACAGATGAAGAACTCCTTGTGTACGAAGAATTGTTCGACAATCTCATGGAAGAAATCGATGGGCTTCCCTATAAGAAAGCCCCAGACCTAATGATTTCAATTGACCTTTCCTTGGAAACAGAATTGTCACGCATCTATAAGCGGGGGCGTGAATTTGAACAAGACAACACCTTGAATGAATACTGGGGGAACCTCTTGTCAGACTATAAGTCTTGGATTAAGTCCTATGACATTTCCCCCAAGTTAGTCATCCCTGGGGACGATTATGACTTCGTCAATAACAGCTACGACAAGTTCGTTGTCCTATCAAAAGTCGTGGATAAACTCCAAGAAATTGGCACACTAACAGGTGACGACCTTAAAAAGGTAAGGCAAAAGTTGTCAGATATCATATAAGCACACCAGCGCACTATATTATACCTGAAAGGGGGAATAGTATTGGTTAAACGAACAGATAACGAACTTTGGATACGCGCCAAGGAAATCGGTAAGCAACGATACACAGCCACTGACTGGACCTACATCTTCTCGGTGTACCAGTACCTTGGTGGTAACCAGATTGGCATCAACATCATACGTGACAACAAAAAGTATCGCATCGTAGGTTCCTTGACCGAAAACATTTCCCTAATTCTGGACCTCAAAACAAAGGTCGTCGAAGAGTCTCCAGCGGAGGCCGTCACCTTGGACAAGAAAGAGTTCATCACGACGGACCCAGAGGAACTCCTCTACACCTACCAGACAAAAAAAGTCCCCGTTGGGACGATTAACCCGTCCCTCATGAAAGGCCAGAATATACAAGTATATGCGCAGAAGGTGGAACACCAATGAAACTATTTAGTAGAAAGAGTGCCCTTCCTCAGGTAGAAACCTTATCTGAGGACCTGTCTGTTGTTATCGAAACTATCGAAGCAAAGGCAGCCGTGGCCTCACGTAACCAAATTTTACAAGGGGAGTCCTTCGAGAAAGGCTTCTCCGGCAAGAAGATTAGTCACGCAACCCCAGTATCAGTTTTGGGTAGCGTGGATACCATTGAGGGCAAGAAGTATCGTGACCGCTCCTCTAACGGCCAATACAGGAACCTTAACGATACACTTAATGTGTACTCCAAGAAGAGCGTCGTTAACGCTATCATCACCCTACGTGCCAATCAGGTGGCTACCTACGGGTTACCAGCACGATACACCGACGATGGTATCGGGTATGAGGTAGCGTTGAAGGATAGGGACCGGGAACCAACCGAGGAAGAACTAGACGAAATTAAGGCTATCGAAGAGTTCCTACACTACACGAGTACTGACCGTAGTACGGGTATCAATTTCAGAACATGGTTGAAGCAGACCGTCCGAGACACCCTCACATATGACCAAGCCAACACAGAGCTTGTGTATGAGAGGGATTCCCGTACCAAGCTAAAGTCCTTCTATGCGGTAGACGCAGGGACGGTGTACTATGTGGTGGACAAGGACAACAATCTACCATCAGGTAGAACAGAGTTCAAGTACGTCCAAAAGATTGGTAACGAAAAAGGTGTGTTCTTCAAGGAAGGGGAACTTACATTTGACGTTATGAACCCTCGTACAGACCTCTCAGCGTTCCGTTATGGGCTTCCACCGTTGGAAGTGGTACTGAACCAAGTGGCCTACCATATGACCACAGAGAGCTTCAACGACAAGTACTTCAGCCAAGGGGGAACAACCTCTGGACTGTTGCTTATCAACCCAGGAGAAACAGCCAGTCAGCAAGCAATGGAAGACTTCCGTCGTGATTGGCAGAACAGGTTCCAAGGTGAGAACGGCGCATTCAAGACACCAGTTGTAAGTGCGCAGGATGCCAAGTTCGTGGCTATGAACGCCTCACAAAAGGACATGGCCTTCGAGCAATGGGTGAGTTACTTGATTAATATCATCTCATCAAACTTTGGTGTTGACCCTGCTGAAATCGGATTCCCTAACAAAGGGGGCGCAGCAGGTAACAAGTCCAACAGCTTGCAAGAAGCTTCAAAGTCTGAACTAGCTCAGTTATCTAAGGATAAGGGACTTTCCCCACTATTGGACTTTATCAGCGACATTGTGAATGACAACATTGTATCCCGGTTTGGTGAAGGTAAGTACCAATTCCGATTCAGGGGTAATGAAATTGCTCGTGAAATTCAATTGTTGAACAAGTATGCACTTGAAGTTACCAACGTAAGCCCGCTCAATGAAGTACGTGCCGAAATGGGCAAAGACCCTGTTGATGGTGGTGACGCGTTACTTAACCAACACTTCATTAACCGTATTGGGCAAATACAAGCACAGGCTAACGCAGACCGTGCCTTTGAGTATCAGAAGAAACAGGATATGAAAGCCGAGAAACTTGCTAAGCAACAGGCTAACGTTTCACCTGATGCACCGGAAGAAGATGCACCCGGTGATGCAGTCGACGTCATGCAAAATGGACAACCAAAAGCATCACAATCCTCTAAACAACGTAACAAAGACTAAGGCCTAACAGGGCCTTTTTCATTTGGTATATTATCTGAGTAAGTGGTAAAATAAAAAATCCCTGTGATATAATAGTCATATGGGTAGAGGAAAGCAAGCATGAACGAAGATTTTAAGATTTTCTTACCAATTGAAAAGTCTGTTAAAAGCGATGAATCCCATGGACGTTTTGTTCGTGGATACGCTTCTACCTTTGATGAAGACACCGTTGGTGACGTTGTGTTACCTTCTGAGATTGATATTCATACCTTTATGACACGCGGTTACATCAACTACGAACATAAGCCTGGTTCTGAATACAAGATTGGTGTCCCAACAGACAAGACCTATATCGACCCATCACGTGGGCTATTCGTTGAAGCAAAGCTCTTCGATGATAATCCATACGCGGACAAGATGTGGGACCTAGCCAAGCGTATTACGTCTGGTGAGGTAAAACAGTCCGATAGCTACATGCTCGGATTCAGTATTGAGGGAAGTTTCTCTCATAGGGAGGTTACAGATGTGCGTGTAATGAAGAATGTACATATCAAGAACGTAGCTCTAACAATCAACCCAAAGAACAAGAATGCAACGTGGCAGGCCTTTACAAAGTCCTTCACGACAGGTAATGACGTTGTTGAACCTGGTGATACAGGTGGACAAGCACTTCGTACCCAATCCATTGCAAGGGATATTAAGAATATCTCATACGCAACACAAGACTTCACTGATTCAGAATGGAAGGCGGTAGCCAAAGCTTTGGACCAAGAAGACCGGTATGATGAACCTACTGCTTCCTTGTTCTTGCAAATTCACAAAGGGTTCTCACGAGATGAGGCCCAGCAAATCATTCAGAAAGGCAAGTAAGTAACCTATGGCAACATATGAAGAATTAACAGAAGTTACACCTAAAGCACCGGCAGAAGCTACTCCTGTAGAAGCACCTGTCGTGGAACCTGAGGTTGTAGCTCCTATTGAAGC